CATCAATATGGTGATTATTATGAAAATTTTATTAAACAATATATTATCAAAACAAAATAAAACTATGTATTGGCTTTCTCAACAAACTGGATTAGCATACAGCACAATTTTTAACATTTGCAATAATAAAACCAGTCGTATTGAATTTGCAGCATTAGAAAAAATCTGCATTGCTCTTTCCTGTACCCCAAACGATATATTAAAAATAGAGGACAATACCTAATATAGATACTGTTCTCTATACCTAATATTTTTATTTACTTATTTCATCAAAATAATCATATAATATAGCAAATATTTCTTGTTCATCAGAAGTTAAATATTTTAAAGCTATGTCACTTACAGTGTCAAAGAAATCATCATCATCTTTATACTTTTCATTATTATATAATAATTGCAAGCTATCTTCTTCTTCATGAAAATCAAAATTTGTATCAGGATATAATTTATTTAATTCTTGAATCATTAAACTTTGTCTTTTCTTGCTTTTGCCTTTATTCTTCCATTCTTGTTTTCTTTGATTAATATAATCATTATTTGTCGTAAATTTAACTGTTCCACATTTAGGGCATCCATATAAACAACATACTCCTTCTTTTGTAGTATAAAATGACTCTCCTAAAACAAAGATACCAACAAATTTTTCTTGTTGATTTTCTTCAAAACCACATACATTACATTTCATAATATCACATTCCATTCTCTCATATTCAATTATATTTTACTCACACAATTTATAAAATCTTCTGTTGACATATCGTAAGAATTACAATCGTAATAAAATAAGCATTTATTAAAATTTTTATCACATTGCAATATTAAAGTATCTATATCTGGTGCATTTCCAACAAAATCAATATCTGCTGAAAAGCATTGACAAATTTTTAATTTCTTTTCTTCGTCATCTGTAATCTCTAATTCATAAAACTCACCTTCGGGATATTTGTTAAGAATAAATCCTTTTGATTTTAATAATTCTTTATATAACAATATGCTCTCTCCTATCTTCAAAACCTTATTCTGTTACCTCCGTTGCTCTACCCAAAACAATATACAAATTACTAATTGTTTTATTAATTGATTTTATATTTATCATAATTTCAATCTTTCGATTATATTTTTCAATATCATCATTTTTTATATTATCCATTTTTTTAATTTCTTGTATTTTTTTTCTAATTTATTTATTTGATTTTGTACTAATTCTGTCCATTTCATTTTTATACCCCTCCATACTTAACTGTTTTCTATGTAGATACTATAACAAAAAATTTTACATTTTTCAATTAAAATAGTTCTTCTATTTGAATAGTTTCTTATATTTATTTGCACAATGAGATTTACCATAGTCTAAAACTTCTTTTATCATAGATTCATTGTCTCCGCACGCCCACATAAAACTGTTCATATACCAGCGCATTTTATTCATTACGTGTTTTTTATAATTATCGCTGCCTTCTCCATAGATGTCTTTCCACTTCTCTTCTAATTTCCATGAATTCATATGTGTGGGAATTGAATATGTTGCACCAATGCAGCCATTCTCTTTATCCTGAAATTGTGGACATTCATCACACTTTTTATATATTGTCTCAAATTCTTCGCAAGCACATTTTCCAGCTAATTCTCTATCTAAATCTGTAAAATCACTGCACGATAGTAGTTCTTTTATCATTTCGTTTGCAATCTTATAAACATCGTAAATCTCAATATCACAAGGGAAACTAATTACATTCGAAACAAATTCTCCATCATCAAATAACACAAATCTTGATCTTGAATCATTAAAAAACCCAGAGCACTCATAATATACATCGATTGGTCTGTTATATTCTAATACCATATGCGGCTTATCAATGTGTGCTACATGATCCGACATTGGGTATTTATTTTTATATTCCACTAACGTCATTCTCTTATTCATTTTATAATTTCCTCCTTAAATTGCTCATTTTATTAATTATTTTCTATAATTAATTATGTAATTTGAATTCAATTTCTTCTAATAACATATAACTTTCTTCTGGATCAATTCGATATTTATTTTTGTCTGAATATTTATTTTCAACAATCATTATTGCTTGATATAGACTCATTACATTTTTAACTTTTATAAAACATTCTTGCCATCCAAATGTTTTATATTGAAGATTATAACCTCTTATATTATAATCATTTTCATCAATCCTCATATCTAACTTCACCATAAATGTATACATGTTTATTCTCCCCTTACAAAATAATATTATTTTTTAATTATCCCTTAAATTCATAATCCAATCTTTTACTTTTCAATCCATTATTATATGTATCCCATATTAATTTAGCAAATCTTATTAATAAAAATAGAAAAGCAATTGGCTTTTATTAACCAATTGCTTTTAATATATCATTCAATGTTTTCTCAAGTCGTGGTATTTTTTCAAAATTACACATCTCTCTTGCGTTTTCTATAAGCCAATTAAAATTATTAACATAATGATCTATTAATTCCTCTTTACTTGGTGCAATATACTTATTCTTATAAATTTTTCCCATCTTATGAATAGGTACATCAATTACTTGTAAGGATTTTCCGTTAAAAACATATCCCTTCAATAGTATCACTCCTTTTTAGTTAATTGTAACATAAATATACTATAATTAAATCTTTTTTCTTCTATTTATTTATATTTATTTTTTCCACTATACCATTTCTTAGAATTTTCTCTAAGATTTTTCTTACTCTTCTGTGAATCTATAAATCCCCATACTAAAATTACTAATACACAAAATGCAAATTCCATAATACATCCTCTCCTTTTCAATTAAATTTCTTTTCATCTGCATAAACTCCTTCTGAACATCCCCATTTATCACCATACCAATAATTATATCTTCCACTTAATAATGGTTGTTCATCACATTGCAAATAATAAGGTTTTGTACAAATTGCTTCATATTCTCCATCCGTTATATATTTATATTTTTCTTTATCCTTTTTATTTGCCCAAGGAAAATGCACCATTCTTATAACAGCTTTATCACCAATATCTAATCGTCTCAGAGGTCTACTTTTATCATATTCTTCGTTATTTTTCATTTTTGCTCCCATCTTAAAAAACGATAATAATCTGGATTAAATGCCATATCTATTTGTTCTTGACATCTCACTTTATTAAAATTAGTATCGTAAGGAGCTTTAATATATAAAATAAGTTCATGTGTATATTCATCAAAAGTTTTAAGAAAAATAAAGCCATAATCATTAATATAAGTATTTTTTTTAAAACATTCAGGACAAATATCTATTTGTGCATTACCAATACTAATAAACTCATTTTCATCATTATAATGTTGCGCAATTAAATCTGGATTTGGTTTATGACAACAATCACAAACCCTATATTTTGTTTCTATCAAAGCACCATTTGTTCCTATTTCAAAAGTATTTTTAATCAAAATCAAAATCCTCCTCTATTTAATTTAATTAAATAATTTTATCTTTTAAATAAACATGGTTCTATTTCTGGTTCTACAAACTCACTATCAATATTTTGTTTAATCACTGATATCATCCAGTCTCTACACTGAGCGACATTACATATCCACTCCCAATCATCTTTATTATTGAAATCAAAGCCTACTTTATTTGATACAGTATTAATAAACTCTGCAAAAAATTCTTTATCTGCTTGACTTCCTCTATCACAATTTCCATTAGGAAAATATGCTTTACATACATATAATAATGTTGCAAAATCTGGATTGTAATCCTTTCCTTTCTTATTTTTTCGATATTGAATAGGATATCTACATCTTTCTCCAAGTAATAAAGTAGTTGCAATATAGTAATCATTTACTTTACTTTGTATAATTGATAATTGCTTTTTAGAAATTTCAGGAATAATTTCAAGTAAATCCGAAGCTTTATTTACATCTGTTATATAAGCCATAATTAAACTTGTGACAAATTCTCTTGCGTTTTCTTTCTTTAATTGTTTTGATATTATTAGTAACTGCTCAAAACTTAACATATATATAACTCCCCTCTTTCTCCTTAAAATCCTGATTTTAATTAAATAACTCCTCTAATATTCGTGGTCTATATTTTTTATTTTCCATCTGCTTTATACTATTTATCATTTGCTGAGCTTTAGTCATGTTAAAATTTAGATGTTCTAAAATTTCTATTTCTTCCAATTCGTCTTTTATTTTTCTTCTATTTATTCTAGCTTCATGTAGCATTCTATATAATTTATATCCTCTTGCTGCATTTAATTTATAAAATTCAGCAGCATGTTCTATATCTACAATTTTCATATCTTCTTGAGATAATAGATTGCTTAAATATAATTTTCTGTTCTTTATATATGTAATAAATGAATCTATATTAGATAATTCGTCTTTTATATCATATTTCTTTTTAGATGAATAAATCTCGGTGTTTTCTAATTTAATAGCTTTCATATTATATTTTTTAAATTTTTTAACCATATGGTCAACTACATTATTTGCTTTTGTTAAAGTATCATAAGTTATTGCTTCTTCTTTATTTTCTGTGATATTAAGACTATTATTTTTATTTCTTTTTATAAACCAATATCCGTTTGTAATACAATACATAAACATCCTCCTTTTATATTTAATTATAATTACTAAAAAAGGTATCATAATTTGATATGATACCTTCTAACCAATTATAATTATTATCTATATTTTCCATTCATCATATTTTTCTTATATTCCTTTTGGCTTATTTGTCCGGACATTCTTTTATTAAATGCTATATTCTCCGGATCGTTTAAAGTGCCATATGTTGGCGAGTTCATATCTTTTGGTGGTAATGTTGGTTTTGTACTCTCTTTTATTTTAATTACAGCTATTATGATTATTCCTAATATAATCCATCCCATATTAATCTCTCCTTTTATAATTATCAATACTTCTATAAATATTACTAATTTGGTTATCCATCTGTCTTAATTCATCTTCCATTATCCCAGCATAATCCAACGTCTGTCTGGGTGTGGAGTGATTTAATCTTGCTTGTAAAAGAGTTAAGGCTCTTGAGTCTCCCTTATTAGCTATCAAATATTGATACGCATACGTTTTTCGCATAGTATGCGTGCCAATATTATATTTAATATTTAATTCTTTTGCTGCTTTTTTTAAGATAACTATAACATTTTGCTCTGTCATAGCTTTTCCTGTATCAGTATCAAATATATAATCATTGATATCAAAAAGTTTTTTGCTATTTAAAGCATTATAATAATTGTTTAAAGCTGATTTTATATCTTTAGTCATAAAATTTACATTAAACTTATGTGTCTTTTTTTCATTTGGTCTTATTTTGTCTACAATATCTACAAGTCCATCAGAAATAACATCTTTCCATTTTAATTTTAAGATATCAGAAATTCTCAAAGCTGTTCCTGTTCCTACTATAAATAAGGCATAGTTTCTCTTCCATGTTAATTTATCTCTGAATTTAAAAGATTCCTTCTCTTTATCTTTAAAATATTGACGGAATTTTTTAATATCTTCCAAATTTCTTAATGGCTCAACAAGAGAAGATACCCCTTTTCTTTTATTTCCTCCTGATTTCTTAGGAGTACCATCTTTTTTTAATTTAATTCCTTCTTTATGACTTTTATGTTGTATAAAATCACAAACGTTATTATTTTCTTTTAATGCTGGCTCTCCCATTTCAATCACCCCTATTTATTTATTTCATTATAAATACTATAGAGTACGATAGACACATCTAATGTACTCAAACTATCTATAATCAATTTACTTATTTACCCTTTCATTTTTTATATTTTTTTAATATATTACCAAATAATTCTTTTTCAGCGCTTTCTCTTGCTTTCCTTGCATCTTCTTTATTTGTAAATCGGCCAAGATAATAATGCTTTCCTTGAAATTCAATTTGAGCAACCCAGCGTTTACGAGATTTATCCCATGTAACACCCTTAATTCCAGATGTATTATTCTTAGAAATTTTAGCAGTTAAATTATTAATATTAGTACCATTTATACAATAATTATCTTTTATATTCTTACCAGATGACTTACCAACTTTACTATTAATCTCTCTTTTTAAACATCCACAACTTCTCACTCTACCTCTCATTAAATCGGCAGCAGATACTAAAACTGTATTACCACATTCACATTTACAAAACCATATAATAGAACCATTAGACGCTTTATTTTGTGTTGGATATTTAGCCGTTAATCGTCCAAATTTTTTATCTGTTAAATCAGACGATTTTATATAATTATTTTTAATATTATAACAGCCACAACTAACATAACGACCAGAAATAATACCATCAGCTCTCATCCATTTTTCTTTTTTACAATATGGACATACTACTAATAAATAGGTTTTTCTGTTCTCTCTTTTAGTATCTTTTATTTTGAATCCATTAATTTCTTTATTTATATAATTTTCAGGAATAAATTTACTTGACATACGTTTCTCCTCTAATTAATCAGATAATTTTAAAAATTGCTTCATAAATAGTTGTATTATAATGATCCATATCTACAAATTCTAAATCATCTTCATAACCTTCTATTATATCTGTCCCATATCTAAACCCCTTACTATATCCATTATAGTTATTATCCGGTTTTATAATAATTTTATTACCTTTCTTATGTACTTCATGCCCTCTATTTTCCATTTCTTTCTTAAATTCTTTGTAATCAAACATAATTATCGCTCCTTTTTATTTTATTATATCATATATTTAATATTTCATAAATCACGTCATTTAATTTTTCTATAGGACACTTAATTGTCCTATTATGTAAATTATCTATAATATGACAGCATGTCCGACTACCTTCTGTAAATGTTTTTATTGTAAATCTGCTCATATGTATATCAACCTTCATTCGTAGTTTAATTATCTATGAAATGTGCTTTTCATTTGCAGTTACATTTTACATTCTGTCCCATAATCGTCATATGAAAATTTAGGAACACCATTTTCACTTATTGTTAAATGTATTACCGCATAACCGGAACGTTTACTATCTACCCATTCAGCAAAAATACTTATTCCATTGCCATCATCAACATTTGCCTCCGCATTATAAAAACAATCATCTATTGCCTTTGAAATTAAGCAAATCAAATTACTATCCATAGGACTTTTCATAATCTATCCTCCTTTCGCTTAAAACCTGTCTTTCATCCGCCTTTATTTAAGCGGTTAATATTACCTCTTTGTCTCCATCTGGAATTTGCATCAATGCAATATGTTCAACTAACGAGTGTGTAAAATTAAATGCAAGATTCCTCCCGTTTTGGTTATCTGTAATATAGACTGTTTTATCCCATGCTGGATCTTGTTCTATTGATTGCCCTGGTCTATAATACCTCACATTGCAATATATCCGTTTACCATCTATCCATGGAAAGATTCTCACTTTACACGAGCCTACCCACATATCAAGTTCCATTTTTATTCCCTCCTTAAAATCTATTGTTCATCTATTAAACTAATGAAATAATACAAAATAAGCTATAGCTGTAAAGCCAGTAAGTAATTCTTTTCCGTTTCTTCCTTTTTTACTGTCATTTAAAATACTTTTCTTGAGTTCTTCTTTTGAGGTACTATCTAATTTTTGTATATCATGAAGTATTTCAACTGCCGATTCTGGTAAAATTTCATCATTTATTATTTCAGTAAATTCCATATTTACCTCCTTTATGAAATTACAATTTCAATTACATTATGCCAACTTTAAAATATCCATATTAGTAATTTGATAATATTTTCTTTTGCTTCCTTTTTTAAAAAATCCATATTTACAGTTACTGCCATAATAACCATCTTTATAGTTTGGTACAGGTTTAATTTTACCTTCGTACCCCATAAAATATATAAATGTATCCTTAAAATTCTGATATATAGAATCTGCAATTTGTTCTATTTCTTTTTCATGATACGATGTAGTATATTGAATTTTAACCGTTACAGCTTCTTCTTGATAATCTTTTAATATTTCTATAAGCTGTTCTAAATTATGTTTTCGTTCTTCATAACTTCTATGGGCATTGTTGAAATTAAATCTTGTATCTGTAAATGGATATTGTAAATTCCCATTATGCCAAAAGAATAAATCCCAATTATCACTATATTTACAAATATAACTTCCATCTTCTTTTTTCTCATATTGATAGATTAAAAATTTCTCATTTAACATTTCAACAATATTTTTGATTTTTGTATTAACTTCCTCACTGTAATAGCCTTCTAAATGCACGCTATAAACATCTAAAGAGGCTAACCCTTTTTCAATTAATTTCTTATCTAATTCTGATATATAATAATAATCATCTTTAATATTCATAACCTTATCTCCATTCTTTAATAAAAATTACATTTCATATCCATTATCAATCATTTCTCTAAGAATTATTTCTTCTGGATACGCATCAATTACTGTATTATCTTCAAATTTAATTTTCCACATAGGAAGGCAACACAAGTCACAATCTTTTTCTGTGCATCTTCTAACTATTACAAAATGACTTCCTATCTTTTCTTCATAATCAGAAAATGGACTCCAAAATATTTTAGATATTTCATCTTTTTCATATAAATCAAAACAATCTTTTACAAATTCTCTTTCTGTTTCTTTTGTCATTTCGTCTCTATATTCAGGATATTTTACCTTCATATCTTTCCATGAATTTACGTTGTTCTCCATATTAAATCCTTTCTGGCTTTTTATAAACCGTTGAAACTTACTATTTATTTAATGTGCCATTTCATACACATTAGAATTGCTCGTTACATTATAAATAAAAGCTCCGCATCGTACTAATAAAGCGTCTTGCCCGTAATATAATTTTTTCATACCTGCTATACTTCCACTTGCATGAAAGTTTGGATAGTCAGATAAGTTATATTTATCATGTTCTTTTACGCTTATATATTTAACTCTTGCCATATTTAATCACCTATTTTCTAATAAAATAAGCTTGTACCATTTAATAAACAGCACAAGCTTAAAATTAATCTTCTATGTAATTCCAGTTATTGATATAGTCTACTGCTTGATCAAAATACTTTGGATTTAAGTCTTTATACGATGCACAGCAATATATACCTTTTAAGTTATTCCATAAATTTATGAAGTAACATTTTGCCTTTTCTCTATATTCTGCCGTATGAGCACCACCTAAGAGATTGTTTATTCTATCTTTAGCAACCTCATACAATCTATGTTGTTGTCTTGTTGTTAACGTCATATTTTCTAATATGGAGTTCATCTTTTTAGATTGATCACTTAGTAAATCTTCCATATTATTTATTTGAACAGTTTGAACTTTGACAAGATATTTTAAATCCATAATATCACCGTCAAGTCCCAAATAATTATTTAATTCCTGTTTCTGTTCTTCTGTTTCATAAAATGCTTTATGAAGAACATCAGCAGCTTTCAATTGATAGTTAAGAAGTTTATCATATGCTTTTGGATTCTTTTCCATCATAGTTTTAGTTAGCGTTATTTTTGCAAGCCATAATGTAACAACCTTTTCATTAATAAAAAGCTGTTCCCTTTTAACCTCTCTATTCCCTTCTGTTTGAACAATCGCTATACAGCGACAGTTGGATTTTAAAACCGCCTCAACCTGAATATTTTCAACTTGTTTTCTTGCCTGCCCTTCTGATAATCCAATATCAAGACACGCTTTCTTTACTGCAAGCCAAACCTGACCACTTTCGTCTCTTACTCCTAACAGCGTACTGTCATCAAATGGTATTTCTTTTACTTCTGTTTTCATTTGAATTCTCCTTTTCTAATTATATTTTATTTTTACACACCATTTATTTAGCGTTCCTTTGTCTCATTCTTCTGCCAAGTGTTCAAGTTTGTACTATGTACAATTTAATATTGACGTTTGCCATATGCGAAACTATGTCAATAACTTGTATTATTCATAAATGGTAGTATTTAGTTTTCAAGGTTCAAGTAGTTATTTCCACTTGAAACAATGAAAGAAATATAATATAATTAGAATACACTTCTTGATTATTTCAAGTTGTGGTAAACATGTGAGTGTTAGCTGCTACTTTGATCGGTGAAGCTAACACTTTTTATTTACCATTTTTAACGGTTACACTATAATTTGTTACCGTTTCAACACTAACATTAACTTCAATTTCTTTATTTGTATACGCCTGCATTAAAGCTTCCAACACTTCATTGAGTTTTTGTCCATTTTCTTTACAGGTCATTTTGAAATTATCTGTTATTGTCTCGTCAATGGTAGTTGCAAAGGTTTTTCTACTCATTCGCCTTGCCCCCTTCCTTTAACTTATATTAATTATAACTCTTTTAATTAGTTTTGTCAACAAGTTTTTTAAATTAGTTTTTGTTTTTAATACTCAATGATGTACATTAATGTTCTTATATTAATGTACATTTTCAATATTAAAGTTACCATAAAATATTGATTTTAAGCCAATTTATCTTCTAATAAATTACAATTATTTGCATTGAATATATAATAAGTAGTGTTATTAAAAACTTTGTTATACTCACTTTCTCCTTCAAATTCATTGATTATAGTTTTTTCTTCATTAGTCATATCATTATATTTTTTCTTACCATACGAAGGAGGCAACCATCCCTTATGCTGCGATCCAAAAATATTAAATTTTTTCAATAATTCTTCATTAGTAAATGTAATATGACATGTGCCTTTTTTATAAAAGGTTATGTCAAAATATTTTAATACTATATTTTTTGTTTCTCCGTATTCTTCAGCAAATTTTAAAGCAGCCTCTAAATCAATTGAATCTGTTAAACCTCCGTCTAAATAATTTAATGATTTTTCTATATCACTCAATTTTTCAATTATGTTATAACTTGTCAATCTAAATTTATTCCAAATATCATCCCATGCTTGTAATGGTATAATTACCTTTTTATTTATGTAATAAGATTTATTAGTTTTCCAACCATTGTAATAATGAATGTTCTGACAATATTCACTTGAATAATAATGCTGATAGCTCAATTCATCAAATAATGAAATAATAGTATCTTCTATCCCCTTAGAGATATTTTTTGTCATTTCTATTTTTAATTCGTAAATATTATATAACGAAAAATCATACTCTTTTAAATCTTCAAGCTTATTATAAAATTCTTCTCTTAAATTTCCTGTAAGCTGTCCTATAAATTTTTCATTATGAAATAAGGCTACCCAATATTTTCCACGCACTTCTTGAATAAACCCATTTATAGATAATCCATTACTATATTTGCCTTTATTTCTTGATAAGTCTAAATTAAGAATACAACCACCTTTTTGGATTGTCTCTCCAGTTTCTTCATCTTTGCCAAATTCTGATAAAATATATGGATACATAGCATAATATTCTTTTATTAATTTAATACCAGCTTCTACTTCTATATTATATTGACTAACAATAGACTTAAACAAGTCATTATCTGCTAAATAATTGTTTATTGTTTTCGTATATTCTGGCTGTTCTTGGCTCTTTCTTAGTTCCTCAAATATAAACGACTGTTTCTTAACTTCTGGTAACTGGACTTTAATTAAAGCGATTTCAACACTTGTTTTTCGTTCTGCATCAATAAAAGCATCTTTTATATATTCTATCTCTGCATTATATTCATTTAATAATCTAACAAGTGTTATTCTATCATTATTACACTGGTTTTTTAGTGTTTCAGCATTAAGTAGACAGACAATCGCTCCTCCATTACGCTTTTGCATTTCTATTGCCTTTAAAAGATGTTTACAGCCATTAGAAAAAGGTGGATTCATTATTATAACGTCATATTCTTTCATTGTTTCATAAGTTAAAAAGTCATTATATACAACTCTATAATTTTTACCCTTGAGAATATGTCGTAAATTTTCATCATTTTCTATACAATCAATGTCAATAGTAAACTTTGTCCAACGATCAGACATTAGATTTTCTTTTTCTTTTATCTTTTCTACGATGTCCCCTTTCCCGGCTGATGGTTCTAAAATTGTTTTTATCTTATTAAAATCCAAAGAAAAGAGCATCTTTTCAATGAGATGCTCTGGCGTTGGATAAAAATCCGGATTATTTTTAAACATATATAAAAATCTCCTTTATGCAATTTTTAATTTATCTGTAGGATCATATTTAAACACAAAACTATGTGTAAACGTAGAATAATAGCCTTTAAGGATGGCGAAATTGTGTTTCAACTCTGTAAACTGTTCTTTTGATAAGTTATTTTTAATTTTTACTAGCCATAAAGGTTCATGTGTTTTTGTATGTTCACTTGTTTCAATTTCATATTCAATATTATTTACTGATTTATTCTCTGTTTCATCTATTTTATTTTTTAATTCCGTTTCAGGCTTTTTATTTTCTGCTTTAACTGTCTTTTTTACTACTTTTTCAACTTCATAAGGTGTTTTTACCTCCCGAAGTTCACACCATGAAATAGTACCTTTTTCAATCCATTTTAAAAATTTCTCATTAAACGTACTCCAATGGTTAGACACGTCCGCTTGTCCAGTACATTCTTTTGTATGTTTTCTATTTAATTTATAAGCATGATAATATTTTTTACCATTATATTCTGTCTCATGAATTTTAAAAATCTGACCTTTACAGTGTCCATAATTAAAATTTGTTTTTAGAATAAATAACTGACCTTCTGCAATACTTCCATTTTCTACTTCTATAACTTTTATTTCTGTTCTATATTCTGTAATAGTTACCTTCTTGTATTGATCGATATCTCCATTTCCACATAAACAACCGCATGTAGTATCGATTTTATTAATAAAACTATTAAACTGATCTATTAACTTATTTATATTAATCATATCAGTATAATGGCTCTCTGCCGCCTGTTGTGCCTTCTCATTTTCTGAGTAATAATTATGATAAATTAAATCATCAGTATATTTTTTTATATATTCATCTTTTGATTGAGTTTTAAAATCTTCAATATCTTTAATATAGCTATCGTAGGTAAAATAGTTTCTAATTTCATTATATTTTAGTAAACCGCTTCCCTTTGCTATTATCATTCCATCTTTTTCTATATGCCAATTACATTTAGGCGGATGTGCCATATGAGCTGGTATATGTCCAATAATAGTATACTTTTCTTTATTCTCTGTTGATTTTTCCGCTTTCTTTTGTAATATCTCAATTTTTGCTTTTGCTGTTTCAACTTCTTGTGAGGAAGCTCCTCTGTCTGGTGTGAACATTTTAAGTTTTTCAATTTTATTTAAGATATTTTTATCATAACTGAAATTTGAATAATTATATTGTTTAATGTCTTCACCTTTGGAAGCTCCATAAACGTCCACACAAAGGATATAGCCGTTCTTTTCTGCTATCCCCTCCCATGTAGCAGGACAATAATAATCTGTCATACTATCCGATTGATCAGGAGAATAGCCGTAAACTTTCCACCCATCCATTTTCATAAGTTTGTGTGCAATCATAACTTTTACTTCTCTATAACCATAATAATTTGACATATTATTTACTCCCTTCTATGCCTTCAATAAAGCATTAACAATTAGTCAATATAACAAATGAAAGTTTAGATTCATTTATAATTATCTGTTATGTACATATTTTTTTCTTATACTTTTTATGTTTGTTTCTGTAAAAATAAAATGCAGCCATCTTATGATAAAATTCAGGCTGCATAATAATATATAAATTAAAAACATTAATCCGCATAAACCACCTATTACGGATATTAAAACTAAAATATTAAACATTAACTTTTAGCCACTCCCTTCATATTATTAATTAACTAATAATTAATGTACACTTCCTTTCATATTGTCAATTAATTATAAAAGGCTACCAATAATAATATTGATAGCCTTGATTTTACTTTATTTATTTGTTATATTTCCATTTTTGTATAAAATTTTTTGCGGACTCGATATATAATGGGTTTAAATCTTTATAGCTTGCACAGCCAAACATAAGGCAAAAATCCTGCCACATATTTTTAAAATATGTTCTGGCATTGTCTTTGTACTCCTGAGAATGTGCGCCACCTAAAAGACAATTTATGTGTTTTCTTGCAACTTGTAAAAGTTCTTGTTGCTGTTTATAATTTATTGTTACAAAATTCAACATATTTTGAAACACTGCTGAACAAGCTGTTAATGTGTCAAGCGCATTTATAAATTTATCTTCTGGCAGTATTAAACCATTCTTTGTTGGCTCTATAGCTTGTACAGTATCTTTGTACTTAAAGTATGTATTAACCAATTTTCTTTGTACGTCCCATGCTAGGTCATCTGTAAATGACTTTACTATCATAAGATAACCTGCTGTTATCTTGAAATAACTCGTATAATTTGCGACTGCGAATATAAAATTGTCAATGTACAATTCGTAAATGAGAATTGCATTGACTAAATCTAAAGAATTGAATATAATAGAGTTAGTCAAGCTTTAGCGTTTGGCGGTAGGATAAGAGTTGTTCTAGTTTGGTCGCTGGGCAACTCTTTTTTATTCTCCTTGATGAATTTTATAAGAAATGTTTTTTGTGATTTTAATATCGCCGTTTACAAAGCCCATCATTAATATTTCTATAGCTTCATTAATTTTAAAATCTTGTGCTTTACATTCAGCCTTAAACCCATTTTGTATTTCTTCATCAACAGGAGTTGCAAAGGTTTTTCTTTCTGCCATTCGCTGTACCTCCTTTACAATTATTATTATACTACTTATTTGTTAATTTGTCAATTAGTTTTTTATTAATTTGTTAATTATTTTAAAATGAAAATATATTTTTTATCTTCTCTTTTATGATATTTCAATGTATAATATTTAAAATACTACATAAAGAAGGATATATTATGAATGACAATTATACTGATATATTAAATTATTATTTAAAGATATCTAAATTAATAAAAGGTGGTATAATGTTCCAATATGTTTACAATGAACATTTTAACGATCTTTTAAAAGATATTTATAATATTATAAAACTATCTGATAATGACTCTAAAACCGATATAATATTTAAAAAATTTGTAGAAGTCGGTAATATGACAGATGCTATTCAATACATGTGTTTACCAAATAAAGTTATATCTGATACTTTATATTATAAACAATCCAGTAATATAAAATTAACTCTTTTAGCTAAAACTCTGTATTCTACAAGCGGTACTCAATTTAAAGATTTTTTGAAATGGCAAGTCAACGTTATAATACGAGATGGTAAAATTGATATTAAACAAGAGTTTATTAAATGGAGAACTTATGTCCACAATAATGATCCAATCGGCAAAAATTATCCCGTTAATCTTAGAGACATTGAAGAAACATTTAATAATCTTGAATAATTGTGTTCATTCTTTATTCTCCTTTGAATTAGATATTTCAACTAATGGATATTTCAACTAACTTTTGATAATAATTTATTAGTTAATTCTCTATGCTTTTTACCATGACGCCAGTAAACTGTATGTGCTAGTTCATGGCAAATTACCTCTTTGAGCGATTGTTTTTCTAATTTTGGATATCCTCCTTTATGTTGACACCAAAGCCAATCATTATAACATTCTATGACAAAAAATTCATCAATACTTATTTTATACACATTACTTTTATCATACGAATATGCAAGCCCTAAAGCTTGTTTATCTTTTCCTTTATATCTATCATGGTCTAATACCACAATAGGTATTTGAACATTAGGAAATATAGCTCTGATATCATTTAATACATTGTCAAAATATCTTTGTTCATCCTCATTTAACATTAAATCGCCTTCTTTCATGATAAAATGAAAAAAGACTGTTAACATTGAAGTGCAGAAACGATAATTAAATATCTTTCACAGTCTTTGAAAATTTATTAAACCATTTTTACTTCTTCAGCTATACCGTTTTTGCTAATATACATATAACATTTTTGATAAGCTATATTATCAAAAAATGATTGATTATTTTCAAGTGCTTTATTTAATAAAGATAATACTTTATTATTAACATCACTCTTTATTAATTTGTTTAAATAATCTTCAAAAGAATAAAAATTATCTGCATATAATTGATTTATGTATTCTTTTTGCTTTTCTGTGTCAACGCCTTTTAACTGTTCCTCTTTTGCATTTTTCCAGTATTGCTGTTCTTTTTCGTACTTGGTTTTGTAATGACTAAGAATCTTTTCTGTGCTGTATACCTCAATCTCTTGATATAATACATAAATATTATACCAACCATTTAAGATAGGTTGAACTGTTACACTCGCAACAGCTCTATCTTCAACTACACCAGTGTTTTTATCTAATTGATCTAATGGATTAGATAACTCAAAAACCTGTTCTTTTGAATTACTTAAATCAATATCACACTTAACATCCATGACTTTTATTTTTAACATAATAAAACCTCCTAATTAAATATTATAAATAATGAAAAAAGACTGTTGACGTTGAGGCGCAAGAACGGTATTATATACCTTCTACAGTCTTTTAAAAATATAAATATTTTAATTTATTTCTCTTATAGGACATTGTTTATTTATTAATTTTATCATTTGTTTATAATTCAAAATATCACAAACAGAAAACCCTTCTCTATCGTTTACTTTTTCTTTGTATTCCTTTCTTGCTTTTATAGTATTAAATGCTTTAATGTCTCCATCCATAATATCAAATAAATAAAATTTTTTCATTTTTTAACACTCCTTTTCTATAATTTAATAAAGCTATCCAACATTTAAGACTTTTGTCACTGTCTCATGTATAGTATTTTAAGTTACTTTGTTTTTATCTCTACTTAATGTTTATAATAACATATATTCAAGAGCAAAGCATAAATAAAATGTTCAATAAAGACATTTGAATAGCTATTTTAAACCATAAAACTTTATTGTATATGGTTGCTTTAATCAAGTAAATTAATTTACTCGCTGCTATCGGGTACCATATAAACCGCTTATTTGTTTTTACTATTCTTTATAATAGTTTAGGAAGTCACCGTCACAAAAACCGGTTTTATTCATATTTACTCGCTTCCTGCCTGCATTTTCTAACCCGTTCTACGTAGGCTGACGACCTTTGAAAAGTATCCGCCGTTTTCGATGCTCCATTGCGTGTATAATCTGTTTTAAACTGGAGATATACAAGCTCCAGAACGGTGGCACAATTATAAGGCGTTGCCACTCTTGAGCCTTCTGTGTGTTTAAAGCAATCCACACCAACTTGAGATTTTTTGCTTTTCAGTAATAATCCAGTCAGGATCTCTCAGCCTTTCATAATGTATTACTACTTTTATTTTAACGTGTAAAACTTTAAAACACGTATTACACCAAATCGGACTTATTCTCAGACAGCCGACAAGGATTTTTATTTGTAAAGCAAAATAAGAGCCTATATAAAATAGACTCTTTGAAAACTTGTAACTTTTATTTTTATATTGTACTTCTATAGCTACAACAACTATTGTTTAAATACCTTGTCTACTTTTTCAGGTCACGGATGAACCACATAAACATAAATGTTTACATTGCGTCACGTCCGTTAAACCATTTCGCTTCAAGGGATTCTATCTCAAAACTATTTCGAGAGATGATATTCAATCTATTGAATATCAGTTTTATTATTAAATTGTATTTTGTAAATTCTATCTGCATTTATAGAGGCTTTAGACTCTTACTATTTAAGTAGCTGCATTAAATTTATTTCCCGTTATGCCGATAGAACAGCTTTCAAAATTTACGCTAATACCACTAATCTATTTATTGACATTCTTCTAGTTCCTATAAAATCACTTTCTAATGATTTTATTTTTAATGTTATTGTTTTTCCTGTTTTGCTTGGTGTAATATTGAGTATTTGCTCTTTATATCCATAATTCCATAAAAGAACATCTCCAACTTTTAACTTGTTAGCTTCTGTACCTTCTTTATGTCCATAAAGTCCTTGAAGTTTAATTGTTTTATTCATAAACACACTTCTTTCTTAAATACATTCCCACATTGTACCAATTTTTGTTATTTTGAAGTTATTTTCAAATGCTTTTTGTTTAGCTTCTTCTAAAGTAAACATTTGTTGTGGGAAACAATGTGTTAATTCAAAGCCGTTTGTCATCATTATTTGATATCTTTTTTCAGTATCAAATTTTTGATCAACTATTACATATCTCATTTTTAACAACTCCTTTTATATTTGTTTTCTTATCTTTTATAAATCTATTATACAACGTTTTCATTGTATTGTCAATACTTTTTACAATGTTTTTTATTTATTTTACAACATTTTTGTTTTATAAATAAGTAAAAATTAAGACTACCAACTTTTATAGTTAATAGCCTTAAATCCTTGTATTTTCGTCAAATTCAAAATATGAAATATATTTACATTCCATCACTTTGGCGATTTTTTCTAATTCGGCAATAGTAAATTTTCCAGTTTTTAAACGTTTCCCCATTGCCTGTTGAGATATTCCAAAAGCATCCGCTAACTGTTGTTGCGTGATACCTTTATATTTCATTGCAGCTGTTATTTTTTGTTGAATAGTAATGTCAATCACCAACTTTCATATTAACATTATTATATCAATATTTGAAATACAAGTCAATTAAGACTATCAACTTATAAAGTTTTCAAAGAACAATTTACTATCTACCGCCATTTTATAGACGGTAACGCACTAAGCTTGAAGGCTATTTATACTCGCTTAGTCGAGTTTAATCAGGCAACTTATTTTATCATTTTTGCTTTATATCCTTTTATTTGTTCTAATGTCAACCATTCAGGTTTTTCGTCCTGTGAAAAACTATTATATAAAGCTAACATGAATTGTATTTGTCTTTTTTCATTGTCAGCCCATAAATTTTCAGGATTTCTATTGCCGTTATGTAAATAATAATTACAGTCTTCTTTTAAACGGCTTAATAATTGATAACGAAATGTTTTATCAAAATTTATAAATTCATTTATTGTCATGACATCAACCTCACTTTTTATTAATATTTGACATCAAAATCACTGATATTACCTATTACCTTTAATGATATAGGTTCATCATCGTAACGAGTAACTGTATTTTTGTTATCGTATGTCACAATACAAATTGAACCGTTTGAAATATTCATAAAATCTTTTTTAAATATTTCCCCGTCTTTATCTGTAATAAATCCGTTTTTATAAACAGCGACACTTTGGAATGTGTGAACTGTTTCCATTGCCTTAACTTTTGTATTTGTATGAATTGGTGCAAATGTACTTAAAATTGATATTGCTAATATTAATTTTTTCATTGATAAACACCACCTTTTTATTTATTTGTTGCGACCGCTTTCAGCGGTTTCGTATTAGTTCTCAAATACTCATCAGGCAACTTTATTTATAATGTTTTAAATTGTTTGTCAATATAATTTTGTTTTTTAACTCCCGACATGGTAGTTATGCCATTATTTAAGTGTTTAATTAATTTATCTTTTTGAGTTTGAGTTATTTCAACCCAACCACGAAATAACGATTTATAATATATTTTATTCATTGTAAAGACTCCTTTTATTTGTTTTCTTATCTCTCTTAACTTATGTACTTATTATAGCATAGGTTTAGCTATGAGTCAATAGGTTTATCTATGATTTTTATTATAATATTGTACAAAAATTAGAATATAATAGGTTTAGCTATTGTGTATTATTATTATCATAGATTTATTGACAAATTTATGATAAAATGGTATACTACAATACTTTTTAAATGGAGGTTTTACAATGTCTTATAGCCCAAAAAGTCAAAAAACATATAGAAAAAAAAGTATACAATTTAGTTGTAATTATCGCCCAAACGAAATTCAAGAAGGGCAACGCTTAAAAAATTATCTTAGTGAAACAAAACAAAGTGCTAATAGTTACATTAAAGCGCTAATTAAAGCGGATCTGGATAGTAAAAATATTCCATATCCACAGTCTAAATCAATTAATAATAACGATTAATATATTTATCTATTGATTAATAAAATGAGCTTATACAGTTATTAAATGGCTAATATAAGTACATGTGTAATAGTTACACAATAAAATAAATTAATTTGTCGATTGACATATCTATATGAATACTTTATAATTAGTGATATGTGCAACATGCTAACATTGTATTTTTTCCTAAAAGGGGTTGAAGACATATTAAATAAAAATATGTTTTTTATCTCCTTTTTTTTATATAATTAGTATAATACATAGTTTTTCAAAAGTAAACTATATCGGTTTACTTTTAGTACATATTAATACATTTTGTTAATAAGTGTAAAAAAATATACAATTTTATTAGTTGTAAAATATGGGAGATATGTCAAAATGAACGAATTAGCGAGAATGGTTAAAGAATATTTTAGGCAAAATAAAATAAAACAAACAGAAATAGCCGAGGAGTTAGGTATAAGTAAACAAAATTTATTTAAATTATTGAAGAAAAAAGAAAGTTTTAATATAGATGACGCCAATAGACTATTGAATGTCATTAATTGCCATATAGAAGTAAAATATAGTATCGTAGAAAATAAAGAGACAAATAAGAACAAAGACAGAAAGACATAAAAAGAAGAGCCTATATCATATCAAATATTTAATTGATTTATCATAAGATTTATGGTATAATTAATACTAAATATTGTTATAAATGCATATTATTTTAGGATATATTTAACCCATTTTATATTATATAAATTAGTAATATTGTACAATATGTGATTGAATTATGATGACTAAATTGGTAAATATGTACAAAACGATATGGTCAGTAAGATAGAATAGGCGTGTAAATATAAACAAATAAGGCATAAATATCTATGATATAAGTTGTGCATATTGTATAATTGAGATAGTGGAATAAATGAGGTTGATTATTAAATATAAATATTATAGTAACTATTATTACATAAAGTAACTATATAAATTGATAGTATTAATACTATGTAAAATGATAGTAGGTATAGTTATGATACTTAGGATTAATACAGATAAGCTAAGGGAATACCATAGTATCTTTTTGATACTAAGTATATATTTAATAGTTAGTATTAATAATATAGTAAGTATAAATTTGATAGTGACTTTTTAATTAATTAGTTAAAAATGTTTAATAAATCGAACATATTGTTTAATATTAATAAACTA